TGTTCTTTTTTTTTATTAATTTCTTCATGCATTTTTGAAACATTTGTTACATTATTATAATTATTTTCATTGTCTTCATTATTTTGTAACCAATCTCCATAACCATTATTTTCATATTCATTATTATTTTTTATTTTTTCAAATAATTCATTAAACCATTTATTGAAATTTTTAGGATTTAAAATTTTTTTTTCTTTAAGTTGATTAATTATTTCTTTATTATTTTCATCATTATTTAATATATAATCTGTATTTTCATAATCTATATTTTTTTTTTCAGAATTATTACCTTTCTCTCTAAAAATATATACAAAATTTAAAATTTTAAAAGCTTTACTAAAAAATAAAAAATATTCTTTATTTAAACCAGATTTATCAGGATGAGTTGCTAATACTATTTTTTTAGCATTCTTTAAACCATTCTCTCCAAAATCATGATCTAACTTAAATAAATTTAATATATCTTCATATTCATAATTATCGATATTTAGATCTACATCCATTATAAAATAACTTATATAAAATATATAAATTATTTTATATAAATATATACTTATTATTAAATAAATTTAATCTTTTATTAAATTTTTCAAATTATAATTATTACATATTTTTTTTATTACTTTGGTATCAACATCTTTATTATCTTGACCTAATACAGACAAAGCTTTTGCAAAATATTCTTGTTTATTAATATCATCTTGAAAGTCTGGATTAGTATTTGTCCATTTTTTAATACTTTTAAATTGCTTATCAGATACATCTTTAATAGCTTTCTTAATTTTACTTTTAGTTTCATCTTTTTCCCAAGCATCTTCATTTTTTATATATAATGTTTCTCTTTTTATATCAGTGCAATGCAAAGGTCTTTCATATAAACTTAATTTACTCATATTTTGTATTATTGCATTACTAATTCCTTCTGCAAGACCATTATTTTTTGTGTAATCTAAATCATCTAAATTAATATCTATATTTTTAACAAAATCATCTATATTTAATGCATCTTTACAATGAGTATTTAAAAATATATTTACATTAAATTTTTGATTAACATTATTAATATTATTAACATTATTATTCCCTACTTTTGGTATTAATTCACCAATTTGATTTTGTTGTTTTATTAAAATATTTTTAAATTCTTTATTTTCATCTAACAATTTTAAAAACATTGTTTTATAATCATCATCTTTATAATATATATTATTTTCATTATTAGTTTCATTATTAGTTTCATTAACTTCATTTTCTATGGTAACATTTTTTATAAAATTACAAATTTTTTTATGACGATAATAACCAGAATGAAATTTGTAAATTTTTCCACATTCACATGTCATTGAGAATTTTTGTGTATCATTATATGTACCATTGTGTTTTTTGCTGTTAAAATGTTTTATAAGGTCACTTTTTCTCTTTGCATAATAGTTACACTTTTCACAATAAAATTCAGTTGAGAATTTTTGAGAATTTTCATGTATCATTTTTCTATATTAATGATACATAAAAATTCTCTAAATTTTTTTATTTTTTATAAAAAAAAATATGGTCACAAAAAAAAATACCATTTTTTAAAAAAAATAAAATCTAAACGATAATAAAAAAGTAAAAAATAAATTTTTTAAACAAAAAAATTTCAATTTTTATAAAGTGTTATACATTTTAAAAATGGACATATAAAAGTATGTCCAATTTCAAAAAATTTGATAAATCTTTTTTTAAAAAAAACAAACCATGATTTTTTCTATTTTTTAAGTATTACGATAAATGGTAACAAAAAAAAATAGCTAAAAATCCCCAAGTAGATGGCATATCCCCCCATAATTACCAAATTAGGAAATCAAATTATTTATAGTTTTTGCAAAATTATCAAAATTTAGATGTGGAAAAATAACATGTGCTTCCCAAAAATATTTGCAAAATGCATACTGAAAATCATAATTTTCTTTATAATAATTATTATAATTTTTTAATAAATATTCTTTAATATTAGATTGTAAAAGATTTAAAGAAGATTTTGGTAAAACATATGCTAAAAGCAGTTGTGAATGAATAATATTTTCATTTTTTTCTAAAATTATTTCACTTTCAAAGTAAGGTATAGCTTTATATAAATCTATTAATAAAGGTGGATAATTGTAATTATAAGTATGTGTCCAATTAGTACAATCAGAATTATAATAGTTATAAGTCCATAATAGTGTTTGTATATAGTTATGAGATAATTTTGAAATAAAATCTTTGTTATTATCAATATTTACATCAAAAAGAGAATAATAATATCTAAATTCCCATTCTTTTTCATATGGATTAATAAATTTTTCAATATTTCTTTCCCAACTAGGTGTTTCAATAAACTTTCTTTCTATTTCTTCATCATTATTTTCAGGATAAAATTTTTTAGATTTTTTTTCTCTTATACTATAAACTTCTTTTATAAAATTTTCTTCGTTTTCTGCTAATTTTTTTATGTATAATTTTAAATTTTTATAATTAATTTGTTTATTATAACTAATATAATTAGAATCATTAAATAATTCTTTATAAAGCTCTAATAATATAGTAAATCCTGTTAATCTAATATTTAATGACGGAAAATGTGGCATAAAGTCGTTTCCTAAAAAGAAACATATAAATATATAGTCTTGAATTTTATGATAAAAATTATTAATATTAGTATTATTAGTAATTGTTTTATAAATTTCATTAGCTAATATGTTAATATGTATTAAATAGTTTTTATTTGGATCTAATTCATTATTTAATGATTTAATAAAATGTGGTGTTTCTCTATATAAATAAATATTTTTGCATAAATTTAAATGATTTAAACATAACATAATTAAATCAGCATCCATGCCATAAATAATAGTATTATATTCATTATTTTTATTGTTTCTTAAATAATTAAATATTTTATGCTCACCTTCACCTTGAATATCAGAACCACTTACAATAACATTTAAATTTTTATATTTATTTTTAAAATGATTATATACTAACATATCCAATTTTTTCATAAAATTTGTTCCAGGTGTAATAGAACAAGTATCCCATAAAATATTTTTTTTAAATAATGCTGCTTGATAATATGATTTATATCTCCTATTTTTTTGTTGACTTAATTTTGCTAATGGTGGAATACCATCAAACGCAATATATATATTTCTTTTTGGATTAATTATTTTTATTATATTTTCAAGTTTATTAATAACACTTTGTATAATATAATTTTCAAATTGACTTTTATTTTCAAAATTTTCAAAATTAATAGAATCATAAATAATGGAATTACTATCTAAAAATAAATTATCTATATTTTTAATAGTTTCTAGTTTATTAATAATTTTATTATGATTTTGAATTAAATAACTAAAATAATATGGAATACCCATAATATTATTAAAATATTAATATTATTTTTAATCAATTTTTAAATATAATATTAATAGTTTGAAAAATATATATATTTAATAATATATATTTAATAATATATATATTAATAAATATATATTAAAATTATGAATAATAATTATGATAATAAAATAAATTTTTATAATTGTGTAATAGAAAATATATATCAAGGTATAAATAAATATAAATTATTAAATATTATAACTACAAATGATTATAATAATTGTATTGAATCATTAGAAAAAGTTATAAATTTATTATCTACAATATCAGATGATAATATATTAAATGATTTACAATATATAAATAATAATTTATCAACTATTATTAAAAATTATGGTATTTATAATTTTGAATATTTATTAAAAATATGCTTAGGTTTTAATTTTATTGAAAAATATATATTAAATAATAATAAATATCAAATTATTTATGAATTATTTAAAAAATATATTCATCCAATAAGTTATAAAATACTAAATTGGAATAATAAAAAAAATAAAAATATTATTCCAAAAGAAATTCAAAAAAATAAAATAATAGATGATAAAATAATATTAGAAGATAGTGATATGTTTGAATGTTTTGATTTAATGCGTGTTACAACAAATTTTAATTTACGAGTTAATGGAATAAAAATAATAATACACGATATTGATAGTAATAAAACATTAATAGTTAATTGTATATGTGATAATATTTTAATAAATAATATAAAATATAAATTTTTAACACAAAAATATAATGATTTATTAGATTATTTAAATATTAATAATTTTAAAAATAATGATACTTATGATGAAGAGTGTTGGGTTAATTATACAAACATATTAAATTTAAAAGACTATTTAATTTATAGCAATTTTGAATTAATTAATAAATATATTTATATTATGACTCAAAATTTAAATAATGAACAAAAACCAATAAATTCTATTGTACAAGATTTTATTAGTAATGATTTATTTGGGCAGCGAACTTTATTAATACAATTATTATTAAATACAAAAAAACAGGAATTTCAATACATTTCATATTTATTATATGATTTATTATCAAGTGATTCAAGTAATAGTTATGATTCAGATAATCAAAAAATGTTATATGAAAGTTTACCATGGCAATGTAAAAAAATTTTTAAAAATGCAATGTATAGTACAATAGAATATACAAATAAATTATCTAATATTGACAATAATAAAATACCATTAGAACAACAAATATGTTTAATGAAAGTTAATGATAATGTAAAAGAAAAAGCAATGCAAAAATTAAAAGAAATAAAATCAAAATCAGAAGATTCAGGTTCTAAAGCACGACAATATTTAGATGGATTATTAAAAATTCCATTTGGTATTTATAAAGAAGAGTATATTTTAAAAAAACATAATGAAATAATAAATAGTTTTAATAATTTAAATGAAGTATTAAATATAATAAATGTTGATAATATTGAAGTTATTGAAATAAAAGAATTTATAGCTTATACAAAAGAAAATATTGTTAATAAAAAATATAATTCATTAGAAATAATGAACATTATTAAGAAAATTGAAGAAAAAAGTAATTCAATTTATTTTACTATTTTTAATTACATACTTAACATGATAAATAATAAAAAAAAATCATTATTATATATAATAGAATCTACAAATATAATTAATAAAAAATATAATTTAATACAATTAAATAATAAGGGTACAATAAATGAATTAAAAAAAGAAATAACTTTATTTTTAGAAAATAATAAAGAAAATACTAATTTATTAAAAGAAATAATAATATTATTTGAATCAATAGATAAAAAAAATATAACAAATAATTTACTTAAAATAGAAAAATATATTTTAAAAATAAATTCAAAAAATAATGAAATAGTAAATTATATTGGTTCTTTAAATAAAACATTAGATAATGCTGTTCATGGTCATAAAAATGCTAAAATCCAGATAGAAAGATTAATAGGTCAATGGATTAATGGAGAAAAAACAGGTTATTGTTTTGGTTTTGAAGGTCCGCCTGGTATAGGTAAAACATCATTAGCAAAAAAAGGTATTGCAAAATGCTTAAAAGATATAAATGATGAGTCTAGACCATTTTCATTTATAGCATTAGGTGGATCTTCAAATGGTAGTATTTTAGATGGACATAATTATACTTATGTCGGATCTACTTGGGGAAAAATAGTTGATATTTTGATAGAGCATAAATGTATGAATCCAATAATATTTATAGATGAATTAGATAAAGTAAGTAGAACAGAACATGGTAGAGAAATTATAGGAATTTTAACACATTTAATAGATAGTACTCAAAATAATAGTTTTCAAGATAAATATTTTAGTAATATAGACTTAGATTTATCAAAAGTTTTATTTATATTTTCATATAATGATGTGGATTTAATAGATAGAATATTATTAGATAGAATTCATAGAATTAAATTTGATAATTTATATATAGAAGATAAATTAATAATAACAAATAAATATTTATTACCCGAATTATATAAGAATTTTGGCATAGAAAATATAATTTTAATAGATGATAATACTATTAAATATTTAATAGAATATTATACTAATGAACCAGGTGTTAGAAAATTAAAAGAACTATTATTTGAAATAATATCTAGTATTAATTTAGATTTATTAAAAAATAAAAATAATTTTACTATTCCCTTAACTATAACTATTGAATTAATTGAAAATATATTAAAAGATAAACACAAAATAAAAATTTTGCAAATAAATGATGAAAATCGTGTAGGTTTAATTAATGGTTTATGGGCAAATGCATATGGAAATGGAGGGATGTTAAATATTGAAGCATCATTTTTTTTAACAAGTACATTCTTAGATTTAAAATTAACAGGAATGCAAGGAGATGTTATGAAAGAGAGTATGGCTGTATCAAAAACTTTAGCACTAAGTTTGATAAACAATGATTTATTGGAATCTTTAATAATAGATTTTGAAAAAACTAAAAAACAAGGCATTCATATTCATGTCCCAGAAGGAGCTACACCAAAAGATGGACCATCTGCTGGAGCAGCAATTACATTAGTAATTTATAGTTTATTAACAAATAAAAAAATAAAAAATAATTTTGCAATTACAGGTGAAATATGTTTACGTGGTAATATTACAGCAATTGGTGGATTAGAATTAAAAGTTTTAGGTGGGTT